AATTTTCAATTTGGTAAACAACATATCATTGAAAGTTACTGTGAACATCACGGTGTTGAATATGATAAATCTATGAGACCAAAACTTTATACCGAGCAACACAAAGAGTCTGTTGATAAATGGTTAAAAGATAATAATATTGGTAAATATATTATGATTCAATTTTCTGGTGGTCAACCTAAATGGAATTATGGAGAAAACGTTCAATATCAAAACATCAATCCAAATAGAAACTATCAACCATATCTTGCTCAACAAGTAGTTAATATGTTGTTAGAAGAATATAAAGACACAACTATTATTAACTGCGTATTACCGAATGAACCACATTATCAAGGTACAATTAGATGTGATTTACACTGGGCCCAGATCCATGAACTATTAAAAGGATCTGAAGGGTTCGTTAGTATTGATAGTTGTCTACAACATTTTTCAGCATCCACTGGGACACCAGGGGTTGTGATTTGGGGATCAACTAGATGGAACCAATTCGGATATTCTCACAATAAAAACTTACATTTTCACATGGGAAATAAGTGGGAAGAATCAAAATTTATTGATAGCGATCCAAGAAACAATATGGTAGAACCTAAGATAGTTATTGATAAATTCAAGAAACTTGATAAAAATATACCTGTTGCCTGCGCAACAGAATAATTAGGAGGATAACTTATGTCAGACGAAGCAAGAACAGCAGAACAATTAGCTCAAGACTATACAGCTATGGGTCACTCTGTAGATTTAATTAATGGTATCATTGATGGATCACAAATGGCAGATGAAGAAGCTGAAGATAGACAGAGCGCTGTTGACAGAAATGTTGAACACTTAGAAATCATGGTTGCAAAATCAGATTGGGGAAGTGAAGACATGGCTGCAGCAAATTCTGCGATCACAGCTGGTAAAGCATACACAGCTAGTTAAGGAGTACAATGATAACTGTAAACGACAAGAACTACGACGAAACTAAACTTTCGGACGAGGGTAAAGTTGCGTTACAAAATATCCAAGTACTGAATCAAGACCAATCACAGTTGAAAATAAAATTTCAACATAACGAGGTTTTGTTAAAGCACTACATGGATCTTTTAACTAAAAACTTACCTGAAGAAGAAAAAGTTGAGGAGAAAACTGAAGCTAAATGAGTGAAGTCAAAGTAAATAAACTTAGTCCAAGATCTGGCACCACTGTCACTTTAGGAGATAGTGGTGATACCATTACTATACCTAGTGGAGTTACACTAGCCAATTCAGGTACTATTGATAATTTAAATGCATCAAACTTAACAAGTGGTACAGTACCAGATGCTAGAATTACTGGTGCTTATACAGGCATCACTAATCTTACAATGTCTGGAAACTTAATAGTTGATACAGATACTTTTACAGTTAATAGCTCAAATAATAGAGTTGGGATTGGAGTAAGCTCTCCATCAGTACCATTAGAAATTTTGACTAATTTATCAAGTGATACTCAAAGTACACCAGAAACAGTTTTAACTTTAGCTACAAAATTTTCTTCTACTGGAACAGATGGCGCTGCTGGTTCTGGTTCAAGATTAGAATTTAAAATACCAGATGATGAAACCAATCCTATAACTGGTGCAGCTATTGCTGGTTTAAAAGAAAATGGAGATGATAGTAACGCAGAAGCAGCTTTAGCTTTTTATATTTCACAAAACGATACTACCTTAGATGAAGCTATGCGTATTGACAGTTCTGGTCAAGTTGGAATTGGACAAACTTCTCCTGGTACAAAATTAGAAGTAGTTGGAACAGGAGTTAATGGAATAGAATTAGGTCAACAAAGTGATGGTAATGACAGTTCAAGATTATTCTTTACTAATAGTTCAAATGTTTGTGCAATCCGTTCATCTGGTGGAAGTTTAAAATTTTCTACTGGTGCTACTATAAATTCATCGTCTGGAGATGATAGAGTTATTATTCATAGTAACGGAGTAATGTCTGCTGCTAATGGTATTGCTCTTGGAGTAGGTGCTAACAACACATCTTCAAATGTTTTAAACGATTATGAAGAAGGAACTTGGACAGCTACAGTTAATACAGCAAGTGGATTTTCAACAGGAGTTACTAGTGGTACATCTACTTATACCAAAATTGGTAATACTGTTTGGATTAAAACTAATTTTAATTTAGGAAGTTCAAGTGGAACTGTTACAGCAGGAGATAATGTAACAATAACAAATTTGCCTTTTGCTCCAATAGTACAAGATAATGCAATTAATAATCAATTCAGATATAATGAAAATAATGCAATTCTTACCACTACTACTGGTTCATCAACAAGTAGCATATTTACAAGAGTAAATTACGTTAGAGGAAGTCCACCAAGAAGTGGTGGAAATCTTTGTATTAATTTTAATTATACAACAAATGCTTAACAACAAGGAGACAAACTATGGCAATAACTAAAGAGACACAGATTGGTAAAATCGAAGTGGTCGGAAAATACAAATCAGTTCAAGTAAGAACAGATACTGTAGTTATGGAAGATGGCGAAGAATTATCAAGAAAGTATCATAGACACACTTTAGCACCAGACGCAGATATATCTAATGAACACTCAGAGGTTCAAGCAGTATGTAACGCAGTATGGACACAAGATGTTAAAGATGCTTATGAAACTTTTAAAGCTGAACAAGAAGCTGCTTTAAATCAAGAATAGTAGGTAGGTAATCTACCATGTTCTTCGGCTCAACTACATTTGCATCAGCTCCCTTCTCAGATATTGGAATTGCAAATGCTCTTGTCGATGTAACAGGTTCACAGGTCAATACATCCGTTGGTAATGTCACTATTGTTGGTGAATCATTAGTTCTTCCAAACGGCAATCGATATAATTTATCTACAGGAACAGTCACCGTTAAGGAAGGTGCTAATGTTCCAGTTACAGGAAATAGATTAAACACGGATACAGGAACCGTTACTTTCTCTATATCAGGAAGAGTAATTCCTACCGGTAGTAGAGTTAATACTACAATAGGTAATGTAACTATTCTAGCAGGAGCAGTTGTTCCGGTTACAGGGAATAGATTTAATATTAGTACAGGTGATCCTGTTATTGTTGGAAACGCATTAGTTGCAGCAACAGGAAACGCATTAGATCTTGCAACAGGAACAGTAACCGCAGCGGCCGGAGCCGTAGCATCTGTTTCTGGAAACAGGGTTAACGCATCAGTTGGTAATGTAACCACAATTGGTAATGCAGTTATTTTACCAAACGGTAATCAATTAAATATTGGTACAGGGACTGTTACAATTTCTGCCGATGCAAACTTCTCCGTTACAGGTAATAGAGTTAATTTAACAATCGGTAATGCAGTCGCTAAAGCAAATGCAACCGCTATTGTTACAGGAAACAGAGCTAATCTAAGTACAGGGACCGTGACAATCGTTGGAAAAGCAACTATAATACCAACAGGTTCTCAATTAAATGTAGGCACAAACCAACCTAACATTAGATTATGGAATCCTATTGATCCTAGTGTTTCTCAAGTTTGGACAAGGATTTCAACACCGTAAGGATAAATTATGTTTTTTGGATCAACCTCTTTTTCACAAGCAGCTTTCTCTGATGTTGGAACTAACGTAACCAATTCTGTAGTTATTCCTCTAGGTAGTCGAGTTAATGTAGCTATTGGTAATTTAGGACCTATTCCTGATGTATTAATTGTTCCAACAGGGCTACAATTAAATGTTGCAACAGGTACCCCTTCTGTGATATCATGGAACCCAATACCTCCAGGGGTTAATCAAGTTTGGGTACCAATAGACCCAGACGCATAGGAGAATTATGGCATCAAGTACATCTACAGATTTAAAACTAGAACTCATAACAACAGGTGAAAAATCTGGTACGTGGGGAACTATTACTAATACAAACTTACAAATTTTAGAACAAGCAGCATCTGGTTATTTATCATTAGCAGTAGGATCTGCTGATGTAGCTTTATCTTTAGCAAACCATGCTACAGCAAATGGTAAAAATTTATACTACAAATTAACTGGTACATTAACTGCAAACAGAACAGTTACTATGCCGGACTCTTCAGAAAGAGTTTTTATTGTAGAAGATGCAACTACAAGATCTTCATCTAACTATACTTTAACTATTAAAACAGTATCTGGTACAGGAGTTAAAATGCCGGTTGCTTCTAAAATGATTTTATATTCTGATGGTACAAATATTCATTCAGGATCATTGACTAAAGGATATTATACAATACCTGCTGGTTATACTGCAGTTAATGGGGACCAGTTATTAGTTGATACTTCTGGAGGCGGTTTAGGAACTCCGGTAACAGTGACTTTACCTGCTAGTCCATCAGTTGGTGAAGAAGTAACCATTATTGATAGCGGTAATGCATTTGCCTCAAACAACTTAACTATTGGTAGAAATGGTTCTAATATTTTAGGTAATGCTGCTAATTTAGTTTTTTCTACAAATGGCGCTGCTTTTACTTTAGTGTATGTTAATGCAACTAGAGGCTGGGCATATAAAGATAACATATAGGAGCTAATAAATGGCTCTAATTGATTTTAAAGTCTTACCAGGAATAGATAAGCAAGATACATCATCTGGAGCAGAAAACAGATGGGTTGATTGTGATAACACAAGATTTAGATATGGACTACCAGAAAAAGTTGGTGGTTGGTCATCATTAGTTACTGATACTATTGTTGGAGTTGCAAGACGTCAATTTGCATTTGTAGATTTGGACGGAAATAGATACATTGCAATCGGTACAGATAAATTTTTACTTATATATTTTGAAGGTCAACTCTATGACATTACACCTTTAGCAACTACTTTATCTTCTTGCACAATCGCAACAACATCTGGTTCAGCAGTTTGTTCTATTACAAAAGCAAGTCATAATTTAAGTGCGGGTGATATTGTATTATTAGATAATGTAACTTTACCATCGGGTACTGGTTATGCTAATTCAGATTTTGAAGATAAATTATTTCAAGTAACAAGTATTACAAGTACAAGTGTATTTACAATTACACAAAGTTCTAATGCAACAGCAACAGTTTCAACAGGTGGTAGTTTAGAAGTTAAACCTTAT